GAGACAACAGCAGGCTATGGGCATGTTCGGCCCGCTTTTTGTTGGCAAGGGTAAGGACAAAAAACCACTTATGGAAACAGTTAATTATATTGACCTGGTAGACAGCGACAAAATTGACGGAACAGTCATAGCAGAAATATCTCAAAGCAGGGATGGCATAAAAATCAAACCAGCCGACAAAATGAAGGCGCTGGAGAAACTCGAGCAATACTTCGACCTGTTACCGGATAAATTCAAACGCCGAATCGAGGAAGAAAAACTCAAGATTGCTCAGCAGAAACTTGAGCTTGAAAAACTGAAGGCTGACACAGGCGAAAATGAAGAAGGCTCTGACGATGGCTTTATGGAAGCTTTGAAAGGAAAAGCGAAAGAGGTGTGGGCAGATGAAGAATAAGCGCTCACCTTTCAAATGGGTACCGTTCAGTAATAAGCAGCTCAAAGTTCTTACTTGGTGGATGCCGGAATCACCGGTTCATGATAAAGACGGCATCATATGCGATGGTTCTGTGCGAGCTGGTAAAACAATAGTGATGTCGTTCTCCTATGTCCTTTGGGCTATGGAGAATTTCAACTTTCAGAACTTCATACTGGCCGGAAAGACGATAGGGGCATTCAGAAGGAATGTTCTTTTTCTCCTGAAAATAATCCTCCGGCTCCGCGGCTTCAAGGTACAGGACAAACGAGCAGATAACCTGCTTATAGTCCGCAGGAGAAAAACCGGAGTTATAAACTACTTCTACATTTTTGGCGGCAGGGATGAACGAAGCCAGGACCTGGTACAAGGTATCACAGCAGCAGGCGCTTTTTTTGATGAAGCGGCACTGATGCCGGAGAGTTTCGTAAATCAAGCAATTGCCCGTTGCTCGGTTGATGGCGCAAAACTATGGTTCAACTGCAACCCGGAAGGGCCATATCATTGGTTCAAGATAGGATTCTTAGATAAGCTCGATGAAAAGAATCTTATCCACATTCATTTCACGATGGATGACAACCCGGCACTTACTGAAGCGACCAAAGAAAGATACAAGCGTATGTTTGCAGGGGTGTTTTATAAAAGATACATTCTCGGGCTTTGGGTACTGGCCGAAGGTATCATCTATGATATATGGGATGAAGCCAAGCACCTGTTTGATTATAAAGGCGAAACATACGATGAATACGGCGTTGCAATAGACTATGCAACAGCTTCGGTAATGACCTTTGGACTATATGGAGTTAAAAGGGATCCTGCTGGGGATAAGGTGTATTTAGTAAAAGAATATTATTATGACGCCCAAAAGAAAGGCAGGCAAAAAACCGATTCCGAATTCGGGGATGATTTTAAGGCGTTTCTCGGAAACGTATATCCTAAAGCGATATATGTGGACCCTTCTGCCGCAAGCCTGAAGCTTGAGCTTAAAAAAAGAGGTTTCCACCAAGTAAAGGACGCAGATAATGATGTTATAAACGGTATACGGTTAGTTGCGACGTTCCTCTCAACGGGGCGTTTTTTTGTTGAGCGTGGATGCAAGGACACGATCATGGAGTTCGGGTCCTACGTTTGGGATCCGAAAGCTCAGGAGCTGGGCGAAGATAAACCGCTTAAGCAGCATGACCACGCAATGGACAGAAACAGATATTTCATCTACACGAAATACAAGAGGTTACAGACCAGAATCGCAGACAAACCACAAGGATGGTGATAAGATGCTAACAAGTTTAAGCTTTCTTGCTCCAGGCAAGCCGTGGCCGCCGCCAACAGAAGCGGACCGGCTTGAGAGATATGCACAGAATAGACTACTCTTTGAGGGCAAGCATGAGCAGGTATACAAGGACTGGATAAGGCTGCTCCGTGAGGACCAGCAGGCTACCCTTGAGATGGTGCTAAACTGGCACAAACGATTGACGCTCCTGTTTGCGGATCTGCTCCTGGGCGAGCCGCCGAGAATTACTGCCGGTGACAAGGACAGTCAGGAGCAGGAAGCAGTAGAGCGAATCATCGAAGATAACGGCCTTTTCAATGTGGCGTATGAAGTAGCACTTGATGTGTCCAGATACGGTACTGGAATATTCAAAATTCGCTATGACGGCCGGGCCATAATCGAAGGCCAGCAACCGGCGATATGGTTCCCCGTGGTTAAGCCGGACAATATCAAAGAGATTCAGGCTCATGTATTGGCGTGGACGTATGAGGAAGATACCCAGGAGCGGGGCAAAACCGTTAAAAAGAAGTATCTCCAAACAGAGATACACGAAAAGGGCAGGATAATCACAGCTAAATACCCGATTGAAAACAACATTATCGGTCCAGCATTGGAATATAAGGAGACAGAAACCGGTGTTGACGAGTTTTTGGTTGTACCAGTTAACAATGTCCTTACCACCGACAGGGTAACGGGTCTTGACGATTATAGTGACCTGGATAGTATCATTCAGGAGCTTGAAACACGAATAGCGCAGATAAGCCGAATCCTGGACAAACACGCAGACCCGAATATGTACGGACCGGATACGGCGCTGGAACACGATCCGGCAACCGGGCAATGGGGCTACCGGGGCGGGGGCAAATACTTTCCTGTTAGCCAGGGGGAACAGCCTCCGGGATACGTCACATGGGACGGGCAGCTTGAGGCGGCATTTAAGCAGATTGACTTGCTCATGGAACAGCTATATATTTTGAGTGAAACATCAGCAGCGGCATTTGGCCAGCTCAAGGCGGGTCTTGCCGAATCAGGCACAGCACTAAGACGCTTGATGATGGCGCCGCTGGCGAAAGTGAACAGGATACGCATGAGGTTCGATCCAGCATTGAAAGAAGTCCTCTGGCTTGCGTCTTTGTTAGAGAAGGCGCAGGGCATGGCCGGTGCTGTTGTACTGGAAAACATACACATCGACTGGAAGGACGGCCTGCCTGATGATGATGTCGAACTCACCCAGAACGAGGTGCAACGGTACACCGCCGGCTTGACCAGCCTTGAAAGCTCACTCAGGCGGCTGTATGGCTTGGAGGGCGATGCGCTGCAGAAGGAGATTGACCGAATAAAGGCAGAACAGCAGAACCAGGTCAATACACAACTGCCGACAATAACCTTGCCGCCGGCAGAAGAGGGAGAAGGTGCAGGTGAAGAGTAATGGCAGACGTAAGGTGGTTCAGCGATGCCGAGATAAACCGGCTTGTTAAATTCTACGAACAGGCCGAGCGGGAAATATTGGATCAGTTAAACAGGGCATTACTCCGAGGGAATAAGACAGAATATCTTACTCAAATGAAGCAGAATATTGAAGCCATCCTACAGCAGCTCCGAGAGGGAAATAGAACTTGGTGTTCAGAAGCAATTCCGCGCGTGTATTCAGAAGGGCTCAAAAACGCCGATGCAATGTTGAAAGATGTGGGTACTTCGACATCTGCAGCCTTCGGAGCTATCCACCAGCAAGCCGCACAGGTTTTAGCCGAAAATGCTTATCAGAGGTTTGAGGACGTCGTACAGGTGATAGGCCGGCAGGTGAACGATATATACCGGGAGCTGGCGTTGGAAAACGTCCGGGGAACGGTGGTCGGTTACGATACCTGGAAGCAGACCGCCAAGAGATTCAGGGAACAGTTAGCAGAGCGTGGCGTGACTGGGTTTAAGGACCGCTCAGGCAAGATGTGGAACATGCGGACTTATACTGAGATGGTGGCTAGGACCACTACCCAACAAGCGCATATAGAAGGAACTCTTAACCGTTTGAGCGAACAAGATCATGATCTAATTATTGTTAGTAGGCATAAAGGAGCCTGCTCATTATGCGCTCCCTGGGAGGGGAAGGTGCTTAGCATAAGCGGTAAAACCAAAGGATATCCGACTTTTGCAGAGGCGAAGGCTGCCGGTTTAATGCACCCGAATTGCCGCCATACTGTATCACTTTACATCGACCTCGATAAAGCGATTGAGGAATTAGAAAAAGAGGTGGGCTGATTGGCTGGCAAACCAAACGTTTTTAGACCATATAAAGACAAGGAATACATGATTGAACTATATGTAAACAAAAGGCTTTCAGCAAAAGAGTGCGCTGAATTATTAGGATGCGGGGAAAACACTATTTTAAGATGGATTAAAAAGCATGGAATAGAGACAAGGTATCATGCAAGTGGTGAGTTAAATCCTATGTGGGGCAAGAGAGGTAAACTACACCATAATTATAACGGTTCCGAAAAAGAATGCCCGATATGCGGAAAATCTTTTAAAGTGCCAAAATATGATACTGAAAGAAGGCAGACTTGTTCTTGGAAATGTAGAAATGAATTATGGAAAAAGACAGGTAAACAAGCTGGGCCCAATAATCCCAACTGGCAAGGTGGCATTGATTATAGACGAGGTGCAAATTGGGAGGAGAACAGGAAAATAGCTTTAGAAAGAGATGGATATAAATGTGCAATGTGTGGCGCGACAGATAAGGAAAAACGAATCGATGTGCATCATGTAATACCGTATCGTTGCTTTGATAACGACAAAGAAGCAAATCACCCAGATAACTTAGTCTGTTTATGCCTCAAGTGCCATATGAAAGTTGACAGGGCTTATAACAGGATGGAAAAGAAGGGAGCTATCGAAAGCATGGCTGGTTTGCCGATGGTAGTAAAATCGTTAAGGTGGATGGATAATGTGTTACCAAGAATCGTCTAGGGTTTTTTGGGTTTAGACACACTTTCCACAACAATGCCGTAAATGGATGGGTCATTAAACTTCATCGGAATAAGAACCCTGCTTTTGTAGCAGTAACATCCCTGCTCCGGCACCCATACAATATTGCCCATGTTAGGCTTCGTTCCGGGCCGGGGAATGTACCAGAACCCGCACTCTTTCCAGAACAGGCGGGTATGGTGCTTACCGAGCCGAATTAAGGTGGGAATCATCTTCTGCTGATAAATTAAAGACAATCGATGATTAATGCCGACATGGACAGATAGCTCATCCTGCGGCATGTACCAGTTAAAATCACTCACACAAAACACCTCTGGGATAATTATACTCCAGGGGTGTTGTTATGTACATGAAGGGAGGCTGCAGATTGCCGACTAAAAAGCGAATAATCCAAACATCAGTAACCCGTAATGGTAAGAAGTACAAT